GTCCAGACTAACCTCCTGGTCCGCAAGGAGGAGGAGTATTTGGTACTCCCGCATGGCACTAAGCCACGATCACCTTTAAAAAGGTGACCTCCTTCCGAGCTTGATGCTGACGCGCTCGGGACGTCCAGAACGTTCCAAATGCTCATCATCAACGCTGGCAACGTCGATAGCGAGGCCATCCCGGCCAACGGTATGATACCGTTGATCGATCGGCTTTCGCAAGAGACACTTGGTCAGGGCTCCATCCCCCGAGAGAGGATCTCTCGGAGACTTGGACCACTGGTAGTAACCCTTGGTTAAGGGGCTATGAGTGGAAGGGTCGATCGTTTGGTATTCGTACCCAAGGACCGACTCCCTGCCCAGAAGAGGTGATGTAGGTGCTACGTTGGGAAACTCCTTAAGGAGTTTCTTGAGGTAGTCATCCAAAAACGCAGTGGTTTTCCAAAGGCCAGCCCAATAGAGCTGGTTCCTAAGGGCCACTGTCGCAACAACACCTCCAGCGTCCTGCCGCCGTGTAGGTAGGCACTGACGAACCTTGACGATTGAAACGTCTTGGCCGTCATAGTACTCCCTACCGCAAGATTCCCTGAACCGACCGGTCCAGTAGGACTTGCTGACGTTAACAACATACCCAAAAGTATGGAGTTCGTCAACGACGGACAGCACATAGTCTCTGGGGACAATCAAGTCGTCCCCAAAGACACGCACCTGCTCGGAAAACAGATTGACAACCTGTTCCCGAGAAAGCGGGGCACTTAGCTCCCTTTCTATCCCCAGCAAGATGATGGCAAGGAAAGCCATCGCCTCAAAGGGGAAGCAGAGAGCTGAACCCATAGACGCGAACTTGGCTAAACGGATTACTCCGTGGCCAGGAACGTCAGCCTTTCGAGATCTGCTGGCATCGACCGCCCGAAGCAAGAACGGGTGGTCGGCCAACATGGCTCGTACATGCTGATTCGAAACACGATCGGATGCCTCACTCAAATCGAGTGTGGCGAGGTCGCCGCTGAGCGAACCTCTACAGGCCATGACCCGATTAGGGTCCTGGTCTTTGAATCCGATAACTCGGCTCAGGAAACCATCCTGAGAGATCGAGTCGAGGATCGAAGCCAAAAGAGCTTGCTGCGCATATTGCATCGCAGTTGGCTCAATGGCGATAATCCTAGGTGTTTTGATTGTCTTAGGAACCGTGATAACCCTTACGGGTACCTCGGAACCGGGTTCGAGGATGTTCATTTGCTTCTCGATACCCGCGGCAAAATAACTCCGCGAGTTCGATGAAAGCATCTGCCTATGTGACAGCTGAGCGCTGTCAAGGCGGGCGGTCCAGGACCGCTGATTCCACTTCCCATTACTGGAAAGTTTGTCAGCGACAGCGCCTGGGCTGTGCTTCGGAACGAGTCTACCCCAGAAGACATCTCTGTCAACTCGGGCAAACATCTCTCCGTATAGCATATCAGAGATACGCTTAAAGTCCTCTAGGTAAAGAGGATCCAAGCGCTTATCTGATTCCCGAACATCCTGCTCACATTTGATAAAGTCGAGCATCGCTCGCTTCTCCCGCTCGGGGGTAACAACCCGAGTTCCACGCCCCTCTTGGGACGCGGAAGGAAGGGCGATCTTGCTGAACATCAGCGTTAGCTGACGAACAGCATAGATTGCTTCGATGCACGGCTCATCAAAAAGTGCGCCACTACTAGGGTCGAACACACGGTCCAGGAACCCTCCGAGAAATCGGGGGCGACCTCTCTGATGATCCCAATTAAACTTTGGGGCATCAGAGCTGGGACCGACGAAACCTTGGTCTAACCATTTTTGGATGGTCTTCCCAAGGTCCGCCAGGACTACGGCTAGAAACCATAGTCCCTCGTGTTCAACCCGACTCGTGACAGTTTTTATGTCACGAGTGGCGCTGGTGCAGCATCGTACGGCAAGTTCATCCGCCGTACAGGACCAGAGTGACGTCAGGCTTTTCATCGAGCCTCCTTTCTGGAGGGTTCGAATCCCTAGCCCTGTCGTCATACTACCTGCAATCCCGCATCATATGCGATTGCATTAGATGCTCCAACCGGTGGGTGCCAAGACGTCGATGTTATCGACGTTGTACAGCCACCGCCAGAGGAACAGACGGTTCTTGTCGGAGTCTTCCAACCTCTCCATGAGGTAGGTAAACGCCGGCAGGTCGTCGTTCAGCTCGCTTATCGTGAGCTTGCGCTGAACCATCACGATCTCCAGGTCCGGTTGGACCTGGAGGAAGTGAAGGACCTCAACGCACTTCTGGAGGGGAGTTACCCCTTGGGAATCGCTCATATCGAGTCTCCTTTGGGATTGCTCCCATGTTGTGTTTAATGGGATTGGACAGGTAGCCCAATCCGGATCAGGAGGACTTACGCCTCCATGGCTTGCTCCGCTTCTTTTCAGGGCGGAGTTTCTGGATGCCTTTTACGGCGGCCAGAAAAGCCTGGAGAGCAAGTCGCTCTTCCATCGTCGGGTCTTCCGACGTTAGCAGGTAAACCACCATCAGAGAGCGAGTATCATATTCATGATCCTCGCCGCCTGGATAGTGAATCACCTGGATCTGGAGTCGGTTCACTCCCGCTTCTATAGACATGAATTATGTCCAATGAAGAGGGCATCACCGATCAGATAGACCGCATCAACGAGGATTACGGTAAACACCACCAGCTTTTTGCTGGTGAGGTCACCTGCGTCCACGTCGGTACGGCGCCTCCCAGGAGTTGTTTCTCTCCTGTGGGGCCGGTCCTCGGATGTGTCTGGCATTACGCCATCCACTTACCATGGACCGTGACTGATGCACGCAACGAGCACCACGCTGTGGAGAGCAGAAGCCCTCCGGCGGGGATGTCCGATCAGGACTCGCCGCCAAGCAGCTTGGTGATCATCGCGTCCGAAGTTCCCGTAAACAGGGCCTTGAAGCCGTCATAGACGGCCTTGGCCTCTGCGGCCGTGTAGCCGGCGGGAGGCGTGTCGAACACGATGTAGTTACTCATCGAGACTCGCACGTTCTCCGCAGGCTTGAACGGGTCCGCGGTCAACT